GTTAGCGAATTGGTTAAAGTCTTTTTATTAAGTAGGAGGTAAAATAATGATAGAAAAAGAATATTGCTACAGAATTTATAAAGTAAAGTCAGATAACCGGCTAAACGTTCTTGGTTATGATTTAGAGATTTTTATAGCAGCACGTGAGGTTGGTTCGCAGAAGGAGTGGTGCTTCGTAGATCGCTTCGAATCTTTTGATCAGTATGAAAAAGCTAGACGGCAAGCCGCCAATCGGATTAAATGGATGGAAAACTAGGGGGTAAATCAATGTGGTTTTTAGAAAAACGTAAAAACGGTTGGTATGCGTGTGGGTATAATGCAACAGGAAAATTAGGGGTTGGCTACGTAAGGGATGGGGATACCCTTGAACAAATAGAACGGTTAGAATCTTTTAATAAATTAAAAAAATATGTAAAAATATATGAAAAATATAATTTTAGCGAATTAGAAACGTATAGCTGGTGGGAAAATCCGTTTATGCTAGAATATTTTGACAATTTGAATTTCACAAGCAAGGAATATAGCCAAAAAGAAATAGAAAAGGCCACGGTTATGAGAACTATCTTTGAAAAGCTAGGAGGTCAAGGGTATGCCGACTGGAATAAAGAATTTATAAGTGGCAGTATAGTCGCACTAAAGTTTTATCAAAAATTTTCAGGCTGTTATATAGAACTGAGTGATTTTGAAAAGGCCTTTAGTGAAGTTCCTGAAGTAGATAGTGATTTCATCGATACGCTAAACCAATTTGCCAAAGAGTTTTCAGCAATTATGGACGATACAGCCCTAGCGAAACACACTAAAAAAATGAAAGACTTTATTAATCTTTAGTAACGCGGAGGTAAAACAATGAACAAACAAGAGATATACTTAGATTTCAAAAGAACCCAACCAGTGACTGATTTTAAGGTTAACGATGACGGCCATGCGATTATTGATGTGGGGAGGTGGTATGTTTTCGGTCGGTCAAAAGTTAAAGCATACGACAACGCGATGGTTTCTGCTTACGGCAATACGAAGGTTTACGCAAACGACAACGCGACGGTTTCTGCTTACGGCAATACGAATGTTTTTGCTTACGACGATTCGAAGGTTAGTGCGTTTGAAGATTCGACGGTTTCTGCTTACGGCAATACGAAGGTTAGTGCGTTTGGAAATGCGATGGTTAGGGCTTACAGCAATGCGACGATTAAAGTGTTCGACAATGCGATAGCTACGGCGCAATGCGATTCGCATGTTACGGCTTACGACAATGCAAGGGTTTGGGCGTACGACGATTCGCAGGTTATGGCGCACGCCAAGGTGAAGGTTACGGCTTACGACAATACAAGGGTTTGGAGGGAGATAAGAGGACTGAAAAATGATTATTGATGGAAACCAAGGAGACAAAATAATGAACAAACAACACATGGTTACATTTAGAACAGAAGAAACAATAGCACGGCTATTTAAAGCCTATTGCAAAGACAAGGGCGTGACGGTCACGTGGGCGTTGTCAACTTTCATGGCTATGGTAGTGGCCCAAGTTTATGAAGCTGACACAGAGATTGATACGATTTTGTCAAAAAAGATAGCAGGGGCTACTTGTTATCAGCAGGAATTTATGGTATTAATTAGAAATTTAATGGGCGATATGATAACAAAATTGGAGCAAAACAATGAGAGCAAATAATACAAAGCCAGGAATAGGCAGATATACAAGTTTAAGAGAGCAGTACAAACGAGAAGCACAAGAGAAACAGAAGCCAAAGCCACGGTATAACACGCCAAAATTCCCGTATGCGTATGATAAAAACGCAAGAGTGAGTTTTTTAGAGTCGGTGCATACTATTCCATTCAAAGAAATTGTTGCCCCAAAGCCTATTGATGTTCCTTTGCCGGAAAATTTGTTAAGTAAAATTCAATTAAGTCAGATATTTGGGAGTAGCCCTATGTATATAGGCTGTGTAGACCAGTCATTGTCAATATTTAGCAAAGGGGTACAATAATGGGGGGTGGTCTTGTAGGCCCTGGGTTTGCGCCATTTACACCACCATCATCACCAGAAACAAAGCCAGCTGATTCACCAAAGCTAGAAACCCAGCAACTTCAACGCTCAACAAGCTGTCCTGTCTTGGGAAGGCCGATTGTGGATCGGTTTGTGCTAGATTTGAACATAACTGATATAAATGCCAAAGCAGAGCCGGAATTAGAGCCGGGGCCTACTTTCGAGGTAAGATTAAATAACCAAGGCCATAACCTTAAGTGTTCTATGGCGGTTGAGGTTGATGACGCAATAAGCAATATAAGATTAGAGCCAAACCCAGTAGTTGTTGTAAATAATTTAGACAAAAAGTTGCTTTTGGATAAAACGATTTTACTTGGTTTACTTAACGAAGCTAAATTAAGTTTGCAACAACGAGAGTTAGAACGGTTCGGCAGAGTTTATTTTAAAATAAAAGATATCGAACAAGCCTTTATAGACAATAATAAATTATCTGCAGAGGAAAAAGTTTGGGTAGAGGAAACTATAACCGACTATAAACGGTTAGTTAAAGGGACTGTATCTGAGAGTAGTCCAGTTCCAGCACCACCAACCCCGTCAGTTATTAGCCAGCCCATTGCTAAACAATGCTTTTGTAACATATTGTAAAAAGCAAAAATAAACGGTTTTAAAATGTTACACTGTTGTTATTAAAATATAACAGGAGTGAAAAAGAATGAAAACTATCTTTTTGTGGCTTAAAGCATTGATTTTATGGTTGGTTGTTAAAGAAAATAGAAATATGGGGATTGCATACACCAAAAAAGCCCTTGTTGCTCTAGAGTTATTTTCAAAAATGACCAAAACCACTAAAGATGACGCAATAGCTGTCTATTTAGCCAAGCAAGTTGATAAAGTTGCTAAACTAAATGCTCAAGCCGATGCAAAAGCCATTGAATACGCTGCTGATGCAGTAACCTCAATTAGCAAAGGGGAATTGAAAGACGTTGTTATAAAATACGAAGGCAGCAAGGTTAAAGTTGGCTTTAAAAACGTGGTTGCTGGCTATAATCCTACGAATGGCGACCTAAGCATTGAATATAGTAAATCTTTATAGAGTAAACCGTGTCTTTTTTTACTGACCCAATTAAAAAATTAAATCCATTTAAAAAATCAGCTGCCCCTACTTCACGAACTACCGGCAACAATGAAAGCATATTCTCTTATCTTTTGAAAGGTGGTAGGCAGGATGGGTATTCGTTATACAAAAATGTTGCCCCAATTGGTCATGCCGTTGATATGATTGCAGAAAAAGTATCGCAATTACAACCAGTTATTGTTGATCGAAATGGAGTTGTTGTGAATGAAGGCAGCGATATATACGAAATATTAAGAAAACCGAACTCTGTGCAACGATACGCAGAGTTTATGATGCAAATAGCAACAGATTTCTTGATATACAACAACGCCTACGTCCATTTGTCGAATAATACAAACTATAAATCCAAGTACATAACGCCAGTATGTGATAGATCAGTTACAATCACAGAGACAGAGGGGGTTCGGAATTACACAGTAAATAACACAGGGTTTTATTCATCAATCAACGGCATGTATTTGCAAAGACACAATGAAAACGATGGGCGAATTGTTGGGGCTAATGGATTAGGGGAATTAATTCACATAAAGGGTTATTTGGGGCAAAATGAAACAAAAGCAACGTCAAAGCTAATAGCCCTAGCCCAAGATGCTCAAATTGTTGAAAAATCACTATTACAAGTTGCTTCTTATTTGGATAGAGGGTATTCTGGGGCTGGTATTATTCAAACGCACTTTAATAATACAGCAGAATTTGAAATGTTTAAAAAGGATTTAAGTAATTACTATGCAGGCGCACAAAATGAGGGGCGCATGATGGCGATAAACTCTAAGGACGTGGCCTTTCACATGCATAGCAATCGAAGTAATAGGGATATGCAGGCTAATGAGAATAAAGAGCAATCTAAAATGGCCATTTATCAACGATACGATATTCCAGAGCCGTTGGTGAATTCAGGTTCACAAACTTACAATAACTACCAAACAGCCCTATATGCTTTGTACGAAAACGCAGTATTCCCAACATTCAACGCAATTTTTGACGGGATATCCGAATCGTTTATAAGCAGGGGGCTTTTAAAAAAAGAACACCGAATTGTATGTGACGCTTCAAAAGTTTCTGCAATGAAACTAAGAGAAGCCGAGGAAGTCCGTATGCTTAAACTAGCAAACGTCCTTACTGTAAACGAAATGAGAA